CAACGTAAAAGTGCGTCCGGTTTCGGATCGCGCCGGGCTCGGACAGCCGCTGTTCTTCCCGGCCCTTGATGCCCGTGCCGTACCGGCTGGGGTCGGTTTGGACTAGGCTGGGCTCGTTGCTGAAGTGGGTCAGCTCGGCGTTGGTCGGGTTTTTGGGTTTGATCAGGTGCCGGATGTAGGACGGAATGGCCCCGGCGTAGTCACCCCGGTTCATCTCAGGCGGCAGCAGGATAGGCGATTGCGGCCCATAGGTGAAGTGGTTTGACAGCAGATCTTTCTTCAGCTCAAGAAAGCGCTGGGCCTGCGCGGTGTCCCGGCTGCGCATGGCATGGTAGGCGGCCTCATCCAGCTTGCGGACCTGCTGCTTGATCTCGGCGTTCAGGCCGGTGTAGTTGACCACGCTGTTCTGCCCACGGGTCTCGGTGGTCATAGCCGCTTGCGCCAGTGGGCTGTACATGGCCGAATGCGCGGCCCATGCCTTTTCTTCGCCCTTGGGTCCGAACTCATTGCCGTGCAGGGCATGGCCGTACAGGTCGTGGACCGCCCGGAACATCTCGGTGTCGTTAAGCCCAGTGGCCGGATCGACGTTGTTCATCATTGGGTGGGGCTCGCCGCCTTGGAACACGTACAGGTGCTTGTTGCCATGCACGTCACGCAGCATTTCTTTGCTGGAGCTGTAGTTGCCCTCACCGTTGCGGTGAAAGCTCATGTTCAGGGGCAGCGTGTCGAACTGCTGCTTGGTTTCTCGGTTCAGGTGCTCGTAGGCTTTGGCGACCAGCTCGTCATAGTCGCGGGCATCGCCCACATGCTTGGGCATCTTGCGCTTGTAGGCGTCATAGACGGCCTTCTTGTACTCTGGGCTGCCCTCGGTGGCCAGCATGAAGGTGCGGCCTATGGGGGCCTGCTTGCGCAGGGAGCTTTCGCTGTTCTCAATCGGGGCGTAGGCCCGGCCAAGGTTCTGTCTGGTGTAAGTGTCAGCGGCCCGGTGAAATGGCGTCGCGCCGGTTTGGATTAGGCTGCGGACTTCCTCATCCGAAGGTGGTTGCGGAACTGGGCCTCGTGATAGGCCGCGTGCATCTTGGGTATCGGACCCACCCGTTTCTCGTAGTCCTTGAGCTCTTGCGCTATTTTTTTCAATAGAGCGCGGGCGGACTCGCCAGAATGGTCCTTCTTGTGCTGTGTCATATTTCGCCTCGGTGGTTGATGACATGGTGCTTGATGTGTGGTATGGCGCGCATTCTACGCGGCATAGGGATTCTCGCGGCTGCGCTGGCCCGCGTCAATGTAGTCGTCCTCGTCCACCCATTCCTTGGGGTAGTCGATGGTCAGCCACCCGGCGTCGCGCAGGTAGCGCAGGGCTTGGCTCATGGCGTCCACGAAGTCGTCGTGCGCCGCGCCCTCGGGGAAGGAGCAGATCTGGCTGATCATGCCCTCGGCCCAGTCCCGCACGAACCCCTTGCGGTTGCTGCTCTCGGGTATCCAGACGCGCCCGGCCTTGATGATGTTGGCCACGATGGACAGGCGCTGGATCTTGTCGGCCTTGCCGGGGTTGTACGGGATGATGGGGATGCCTGCCCGTCGCAGGTCTTGTATAAGACTGATGCCCGCGCTCTTGTCCTCGATCAGCAGCAGGTCGACGCGCTTTTTCTCCTTGCCGTCGCCGTAGACCGTCTCGTACTCGTCCACCACGCGGGGGCGCAGGTCGGGGTATTGCAGCCGGTCCTGCCAGCAGTCGATCACCAGCGCGCACATGCCGCCGTCCTCGGGCTTGAATATGCCCAGCGTGATGTGCGCCGTCGGGTCGTTCTGGGTCTTCTCCGAGGTGGCCACGTCCAGCGACTGGAGCACGAACTCCAGCTTGGGCAGGGGCCGGTTGGCTGGCCACAGCTTGAACCACTCGCGCTTGACGATGCCGCCCTCCTCGGGGTCGATGATCTCGGCGTGGATCTCTTGGCGGCCCAGCTTGGTGCCCTCGTATTGCAGGATCTGCTTCTGGAAGGCGGGCGCCAAGTTGGCGATGTTCACGTAGGTGCTGGCCTTGGTCACCACGACGTCGTCGCCCTCGCGGTCCAGCAGGTCCATGATCACGGGCTTGGGCTTGGGCGTGGTCGAGCAGATGATCCGGGTGCCGTTGGGGCCGATCAGGCGCACGGTGAACTGGATCATGTCCCAGCTATCTTGCAGGTAGTCCCACGCGGCCAGCTCGTCCAGCCATGCGCCGTGGTACTGGCCACCACGATGGCGCTCGGGCTCGGAGGCCGGGATGCCCTTGATCAGGCTGCCGTTGGTGAGCTTGAGCTCGTGCAGGCTCTTGTTGTAGTCGGCGATCAGTATGGGCGGGATGACGGCCATCAGGCCCGACTCGCCCTCAAAGCATGTCGAGCGGATGTCGCTGCTCGTTGGCGCGGACACCAGCCAGCGGGTGCCGGGCTGGGTGGCGGCCCAGTAGCCCAGCGTCTCGGCGCTGGTGCGCGTCTTGCCCGAGCCCCGGCCACCGAGCTGGAGCCAGATGGTCCAGTCGCCCAGTGGCTCGAGCTGGAACTTGTGCGCCCGCAGCAGCCAGCGCGCCCGCCACTCGAACAGCGCACGCTGCTCGGGCTTGAGCTGTGCATATTGCTGGCGGACCGTCGGGTCCTCCAGCAGCTCGGCCATGTCACTCATTGCGTCTTGAGGTAGACAAGCGGCTTGTTGGTGCGCTTGACGTCGTCTTCGATGGCCTTGAGGTCTTCGAGCACCTCGCGGTGGACAAGCGCAAGGCCGTGCGCGTCCATGTGGCTGGCGATCACGTTAAACGTCTTGACCTCCCACATGAGGCGCGGGGCCATGTGCAAGCGCACGCGCAGGCGGTAGGTGGTGGCCGTGTACGTGGCAAAGTCATACCACGCCCACAGCAGGCGAAAGCCGCCCGGTGTGCCGCTGAAGTTCAGGCCCAGCTTGATGCGGCAGCCTTCGGGGGTGTAGTGGATCATGCTACTGCTCCGATGCGTGTCGCTTGAGGGCCACGGCCTTGAGCATCTCGCCAAAGATGTCAAAGCTCACCTCGGCCACGAGGGGTGCAGCGTCGTCGCCCCGGATGGTGGTGGCGTCGCCGTACTTCTTGGGGTTCCACTTGGCCAGCAGCTTCAGGCGCGTCTCGATCTGCATCTTGCGCCAAGAGATTGAGCCGGGGTCGTAGCGCTTGTTGCCCGCCTCATCGAATACGGCCAGTGGCTCGGTGTCGGCCAGCGTCGTGCATTCCTCAGCGATAGAATCGTGCCCTATAACGCGCGCGTGCGCGATGCTTGTGGCGAAGTGCTCGTCTTCATCCTGCCAGTCGTATATCGTCCGATAGTTCGGCATTCCGTCCTGTCGACAGAAGTCCTTGAGCGTATTGCCCTCGCTGATCCAACCAACGAGCTGCTCCTTGATCTGCTCCTTGGCCGGATAGAGCGTGCCGCCCGGCGGCCTGCCCATTTTCTTACCAGTTGCCATTTGTACCCTCCAGCGCATCTCTCAGCGCGTTGTGGGTACAGTTTAGCGGATTCCTCAGAATGACTCCAGCCCGTGGTCAAACGCCCACTTGTTGGGGTCCACTTGGGGCTTAGGCTCGGGCGCGGGCTTGGCCAGTAGCTCTTGCAGCCCGGCCACCAGTGCCAGCGCCTCATCGCGGGTGAGCACCGTGCTCATGCGGGCGCTGCGCCCGGCGAGGTACAGCCAGACGTCGCCCTCGCCCATCTCACTGACATGGACGCGCACGCCGTGCTCGGTGCTGATTGTGGTTTCGATCTCTTCGGTCATGGTGTTCTCCTGTGTGTGGGTGTGTGAGAGGATTAAAGCGGGGAGCCCATTTCCGAGCCGTTGATGACCCGGTTGAGGCGGTCCCATTGGGCGAGGTCTTCGGGCCACTGCATGGCGCGCTGCATGGCGTCAAACTCCTTGTCGGTCAGCTCGACCACTGCGCGCTGCTTGCCGTCTGGCCCGTAGGCCACGATCTCGTTTACGTGTGTTGAGTCCATGGTGTTCTCCTTATGCGCGGGCGTTGAGGAAGGAATACAGCTCGGTGTGGTGGATCGTCACGCGGCTGTGGCTGCCGTCCACGGGCACCAGCACGGTGATGTAACCGCCGTACATGTTGGACGGCGATGCGCGGTAGCCCGCCTTGTGTAGGCGCTCGACTGCGATTTCGATGAGGGTCTTGGTCATGGTGTTCTCCTGTGTGGGTGTGTTGAAGAGCCTCTACTGTAACACAAAGTTACAGTTTGTACCATGCCCAATTGTAAAGTTATGTAAAGATCAATGCGGCTTGGGCTGGAGCATGCGCGAGCGGATGTCCGTGGCCAGCGTCTCCAGCACACCACGCACTGCGGTGGCCTGCTCGTCGGCTGCGCGCTCCACGAGCCGGGCACACTCCTCGCGCTCGATGGCGATGGCCTGCTTGGTGGCCTCGATGGCGATGGTCATGATCTCGGCCTTGGCCTCGGCCAGCGCCTTGT